TAACCTATCGTTTAGGTCTTCTTTCCACATATTAATCGTTACACTCATCCAGAACTTTCCAATGAAATAACCGTTATTTGTATTCTCAATACTTATATCTGGCATACCTAAACTGTCATGCAAAAACATTTCACCTAATGCTGAATCTGAAAAATCAAAACAATCCCGTGAGAAGTTTTTATAAATCTCCGCTGTTTTATTTTTATATCTATTCGTAACCCTCATTAGTTACTATCTGCCCCTGAAAGTGTTACCACTCCTGAAGCGTTCATTGTTATTGTAAAAGTGTTCCCGTCCGTTGCCGTTACATCTGCCGGAGCTGTATCTAACAAGCAAACAAAAATAGGCATATCATCTGCGTGTGTGTCATCATAGATAACCGCAAACCTCGCCGTAATAGCGCCACCTGAAGCCGTCCAAACCGGGTTAGTTGTTTCGTCAATAGTTATAGTGCCACTTGAATCAGCCGTTGATATTGTTACGGCTTTAGTGTTTTGTGTGTACCCGAAAGCCGTTGCTACCTGGTTTGTCAAATCAGCTAAAGCATCATGTGCCGTTAGTGTATCACAGTTTGACGTATCTAAATACAAATTGATCTTAAACGAATGACCATTGAAATCAATATCACCGTTAGCCAAAGCAAGTTTTGCTTTAGCGTACATTTTCCATTTTCCTGCTGCTGCCATAATTTTAAAAAGGGTGACCTTACGGGATCACCCATTTATGAAGTTAATAATTAGCTTCCACCAAACTCACCATGAATTATTGCATCTGGTCTAAGGATGTTCAATTCTTCAAAGCACTCAACCTTTGCAGTAATCAAGTTCTTAGTGAAGTTGTTACCTTCTTCAAATGAGAACTCAACTCTCAAAGATTCAGTCTCCACCCTTTCAACCATTTCATTATCCCACAAAAGGAACTCACCAGCGTCAGCCCATGAAGCTCCAAGAATAGGAGTGCCGGCGATCATAATGTCACCGTTTCCAACAACCGCACTTCCCAAAGGAGTAGCATAACCCGAACCGGAGTTTCTTCCTGATTTCAGAATTCTTGCCCAATCTGCCCAATCTACTACACCGTAAGAAGCATTGAAATCAGCACTTCTTTGGTTTGCAATCCAGAACAGGATCTCTTCAGCGTCATTCGTAGGACCACCAGGAACCACAGGAGTTGAAGTTGAACCAGTAGCAGCGGCAACCATTGTATCATAGATATAATCGTTTTCTTTCTTGTAGAAGTCCCTTAACAACATTCTTGGAAGAGTATTGTTCAAGAAAGGAAGATTGTACATTAACTGCTTTGAGAAATTCGCATAGCCGGCAATATACTTGCTTACAGTTTTAACCTCTGTGAAGCTGTAATCGATCTGTGTTTTACCCTGACCTTCTGTTTGTACTGAAATTGATCCGGTTGTACCTGTCTCACGATAGGTCACGAATGATCCGGTAGGTGAAGGCGTGGTATTCAGAATACTTCTGAAATTCCAGCTCTGTGAAGGCACTAAACCCTGGCGTGAGTTATAAGAATGTGTTACATCACCTGTAACGTGACCGCCTGAAGTCATGTCTGCAACTTTCAGATCCATCTGCATCTTAAAGCTCCTGTTATTTACTTCTTTTGTCATTTGAGCCTCATCTTTAGAAAAGATGTTTGTATCAAGAGCATTTTTCCATGAAGTCATAAAATCTGTTTTCTTAGATTCTCTCACTTCTTTTCCAATGCTGTCGATCAAAGGCTGGTTCTTATTCGCTATATCCAAAAGAGCTTTAATGTTTTCTGCTTGCTCTTGCACTTTAGCCATGACCTTTTTCTCTGTTTCTGCCACATCTGATTTAGAAGCTGACGTTTCTTTAACGTGCTTCAATGTTTCAAGTTCAACGATCACCGGGCCTAAGCCCTCACGTTGATCTTGGCTCAGCTCATCTTTCATAGCCTTAAAAAGGCTTGTTAGTTGCTGATTTGTAATTTTAATTACTTCGTCTGCCATTTTTTTTTAATTTAAGTAGTTTTAAAAGTCCAGAACGATGTTCGACCCTACAACAAAAATCTTCTTACAGTTACGGCATTTTACGCAATCACTTCCGGTTGTGTAATTAAGTTTTTTGCACTTAGGGCATTCTGCAACGTCTGGAATGTCTTTAACTTCTTTCACTACTTCAACTGTATCGGGAACAATGGAGACTTCCGGTTGTTTTGATGTTAGTTCCGTGATAGTTTGCAAAAGTTGTTTATTGTATATTAAAAGCGTTTCAATAGTTTCATCAGTCGCTTTTGAATCACGACAAAACTTTTCTACTGCTTCAGCTTGATTAATCAGTTTGTTTATTTCTACACTCTTTAATCCAGTCAAGGGAGTGTTTTCATTTGCTCCCCATGCTGTTAAACTTGACCCCTCCCATAGTTTAAGCTCTGTCAGCTCCCTTCTTACATCCCCTGTTTTGTAATCTTCCCATGATGTTTTTTGATTGAATTGCTTTACCTGGTAACCAATAGAATGCTCAGTTACTAAACCGGATTCAACCATTTTTATAAAATCATTACCGAGTGAATGACTGCCTAACTTAGATTCATAGTAAAGACCTTTGTTATCTTCTTTCAAAACTTGAATAACCCCCAACGGCTGCGAAGGATCGTGATTAAGCAAATGTTTTATTCTTGGCTTCGCTGATTGTGGGCCGGTTGCTGAAATCGTTTTACTAAATGCCCCCTTTACAATTACATCACCGTCAGAATCCAAAGAATCAAAATTTGCAAAGTAACCAGTTACAATTCCTTTTCTGCCATCCACATCTTTAAATTCAATAGGATCGCTTATTGTAAAGTCTTTGTATGAATAAATATCTTTCATTTTCTTTGTTTTTATTTTCTTGTTTTCTCTATACTACTACATAGGGGGTTTATTGGTAAACTCTTATTTCTGGTAAATTAAATGTGGCTGCTAATACAGAACTAATATCTGCCGCACTCCCCGTATCAGTATTAAAATCAAGATTTATCTCTATCTTGCCGCCAACATTTTGAAAGTAAAGAGCGTAAGAACCAAGAAATGTACCATCTGAACCAAAAAAAGTTACATAATCTTGTGTATCACCGGGGGTTTGGCTTAATCCACTTACCCATATTTTACTACCAGTAAAATCAGTTGTAGTTAAACAAGCATATCTGCCAACACCAGAACGTGACCATAATCCAGCCCCTACTGTATTCTGCAATTCATCAGCAACCGGCGCATCTATTCCAGATTGCGGCAATAACGCCACATACACCAAATACGATGAACCCCCTCCGGCAATACCCGGAAACATCGTTTCGATATTCGTTTCAAAGTCATCCTGACTGTTCATCGCCGTTCCATCAAAGTCAATTTCCGTTATTAGGATATTTTTATACTTGTCCTCATCAATAGTAAAATCAATTCTTGTAGTATCTTCCGGTAAACTCCAATCAACGCAACGTGAAGTATTATGTAACGACTTCAACACGTTCTCAACTTGTAAAGAAGTTGCGTCCGTATGAACGAAGTCTATAAAGTTTCCGTTTGTTCTGAATGAATAAGTCATATAGTTATCACCCGTTGCCTTCTCGGATTTGGATAAATTACAGTTGTGCTTTGTCTCTTCGGTATCAATCTACCTCTTGAATCTCTTTTTGGCTTTAAAGCAAGATTACATCTACAGTTAATTATACTTCCTGCACTTGCCATCGGATCGCCCGGATGCTTTAACTTATCTCCGTTTCTTGGATCAGTAAATAAATCATCAAAGTCAATCGTTATACCATCTAAGGCTACATGATTTGCGTGATCTTTCGGATCGTTGCCTCTTGTCCTTCTGTCGTTAATTGAAATCCACTCTTTAAGCATTTCATAATCGTAAGTCTGCCCGGCTGCAATAACTCCTACGTTAGCCGCTGTATTAACCTCAGTCCTTACAATCCTTGCAGCTTGAAAATCACTAAAGCCGCTTTCTCTTAATTCTCTTACCGTCTTATCAACTCCCCATCCTTCAGAAATTGATTCCTGCAGAACCCTGAGTAAAAAATCCCTCGTAGTTGCATTGACCGCAAAAGTTATTTTCTCAATCAAATGAAGTCTTAAATACTCCTGAATGAACTTTACCCACTCTTCATTAAACCCAAATCCTTTCTTTTCCTGAATCCTCAAAGCCCTTGTCGATCTGTTTGCGTGTCTCACCCCAACAACACCATAAAGCCTTTCAATCTCTTTTGCAAGCTCAGGATTAGCTAAGTCGTTAGTGACGTAAGTAACCGCCGCAGCAATCCCGCTTCTCTCAATAATAGCGATCACCTCTTTAAAGCCAATAGTTTTCTTGACCCTGTTAAAGAAGAATTTCTCAAACCGCCTATTTATTTTTTCGTATTCCGTCATTTTTTTTAATCATTATTATCCAATTTTCCCTAAGCCTTAGAATTATTCTCCTTTTATCAGGACAGCAATTCTTTGGAATAGGAAACTGCTCCTTTGCCATTTTGCGAAACTCTCGTTCCGTTATTTCCCTCTTGCACGTTACTGGCGACTGTTGTAATTCCATTGTTTAAAGCGTTATCAACTTCGTTATCGTAATCACTCAACGGCGTTCTATCTTGTTTTATCCAAACCTCATCTGCTTCTGGTTCCGGTCTTGCTTCCATGTTAATCCTTTCCCTTTCCTCATTTGGAGTGATCATCATTATCTTACTTGTAGCTTCAATTATCTCTGAAGCGTTAGGCATCAACTCAGGGAAGCAATCAGTCTCAAA